TAAATCACAACGAGTACACCGCTAACAATTGAAGGTGGCTATCCATTTTTACATGTGAACATGAGTAAAATCAGATGTGGTCGTTCAACCAATCACGGCATTGTTACGTTAGCACCGGGCATTAACAAATTTGAAATATGGGGAAATGTTACGAGTGCAGATGTACAGTTTATTTTCCCATTCATTTATAGGTAGGTGTTCATATGGATATAATCGTAACTGACTTAAAGAACACCATGTCAGAACTGTTACTTGATTTCTATTATGAGTCGTTCAGTTATGAATATGAACGTAATAGTAGTCGTACAGTATCATTTACAGCTTATATGACAAGCCACAATAAAGATGTCTATAACATGCTCCAAAATGAGAGTTTTATTGAATACGAAGGACAAACGTATGTGATTAAGAATACAAATCCTAAAATGACAGGGAACATTCATACGAATGAAGTTACAGCACATCACATCATGTATGAATTTCAGAATCATTACATCAGTAAGGATATTGTGAATGAAGAACTAAACTCTGAAGATGAAATGGAACAAGAACTCTATTATTCGCTTGAAGACTATCTTAACTTTGGTTTTCGAGGTAATAAGTTAGGTTATACCTATGAAATCAAAGGACAGTTTTCAGGAACAAAAGCGATTGATGATTTAGGAGATAAAAACGGAATTGAGTTTTTAGTCGAAGGTGCTGAAATATTCAACTATATCATGTTTGCAGATAACAAGAAGATTTACATTTATGATGATGAAACGTTTTATAAACAATCAGAATTAGTTATTCGCTATCAACTGAACAATGATGAAGTGAACGTATCGGTTAATACCAACGAACTTAAAACATATATTGAAGGTTACGGTAAGAAAAAGAATAAGACTGAAACTAAAAATTACAGTCCAATTAAACCACCCGATTTAAAATATAACGGTGCTTTTTTCAAGGAAGGCACATGGCGTACGCAAGTCGTTGGTGCTAGTTATGAAAAGACGTTCGAATGTAAATGGGGGAATGAGACACTTGTTTGGTCTCTCAAAAAACTGTCGAGAGGTGGTTTATTAGATGTATACCTAGACGGGGACTACATCGGACGTTTTAGTTGTTACAGTCATACAGCACGTTCTGAAAGTATTGTGATTGCCAAAAACTTAAAGAAAGGCACACATATTTTCAAAGCTATACATCGGGGTGCTGATCCAAATGTTTCTAACTATCCAACAGCTCCTGTTATGTATGTCGGAACTGAAAAGTCTACAACATTGAATTTAACAGCTGTCTTAAAAGGTACGGACGTCTATCACACATTAACCAGTTATAAATCGCCTAACTACAACACATTCGGTCACAGACAAGCACCAGATGTATTTGACGATAAGATAACTGATAAAACAGAACTTGAAAACTTATTAAAATCACAATTAAATGACGAACCAGAAGTTGAACTCACAACGAACTACATTGATACAGAAAAAGTATTCGAACGTGACGAAGTCTGGTTTATACATGAACCGATGGAATTTGATACATCTGTTAAGGTCGTGAGTCTGAAAAAGGCACACCCTTACATGAATGTACCAGATGAAATCGGTTTTTCTAATAATAAGACGGATATTATCAAGATTCAACAGACGATTAATAACCGTATTAAGAATGTAAGCAAAGCGATTAACAGAGCAAATATCAACAATATATATAGCCCAGATAGATACTTCGAAGAACCAATTGTAGGGAGTGTGATAATTGATGGCTGAAATTGAGATACCAATCGTTACAAAACGTAATCAAATGACAGGCGACTATGAATATCCACAAACACATGTAAATGGCGTTGTTGGTTTAGATGAATATGTAGAAACAATTGTACAAGAAAATATGCCAGAAATACCTGATATACCCGAAATTGAATTCAGTGATACAGGGTGGATAGAGTATAACGTAAACACACCTATGCAAAAGAATACTCAGTTTATGACTAGTGATTATAACGGGTTTGTGTGTGCGTATCGTATTATCAATTTATTAGGTGTTGAAACATTTTATATAAGATTTAACATGCGCAATATCTCGAGCGGTGCAGTCGTTAATTTGCCTAGTGGATTAATACGCAACGCACAATCATTCCCTTTGAGAACTGGAACTGCAAGATTACCCGTACAAGTATCTATAAAACCTAATGGCACAATGACTTTCTATCCTAACGGTTCAGATAGTGGTTGGTCTACATCGGATTATGTATATCAAGAAGTTAGTTTTTTAAATAATTAGGAGGTGTTAGATTTGAAAACATATCCATCTTTAAGGGTACAGAAAAATTTAAGCAACAAACTTGATCAAGCTTCAAGAAGAGAACATATTGAGAATTATACAAAAATAGAAAAAGCATTTAATGATGTATTAAGTCGTGATTATAAACACCGAACAAATGAAGAAAACGCACATAACACCAAACAAATAACACATGGTAATACAACACTCGATAAACTATTAACCTATAGATTAGCTCAAATAGAAAATCTCGTCACTGGTGTTGATGGGGACGGTGTAAAAGAAGTAACAGACAGTCGCGTATCGACAGACGGTACAAGCCATGAGTTGTTGTCAGAACGTTTATTACACGACTTCAATAACGTTACTGAAAGCATAGAAGATGTGAATAAGAAGTTTGTTGAAATCAACTTTGACACTTATAACCCAGATAAGACTGGGAACATTGGTGTTGACATGTTACTACAACAAGCTTTAGATGAAATAGGTAACGCACAAGCTGGTACTTTAATCATCAAAAATGGGACGTATTTAATCAATAAACGAGTTTCTGTATCTGGAAATACAACAATCAAAATGGACGAACACGCGGTCATCTTACGAGGTGCAACGGGTGTTCTTTTTGATTATGGAAGAAATAACGAATCTTATTCGGGATATGACGGACCAGGTAACATTCATATAAAAGGTGGTACGTTAGATAACAACTTAGAACAATTAAATAAATATCCTGTTGAGTCGGCAAACATGATTAACATTAGACATGCTGACAATATTTCATTCACAAATGTTAAGTTCAGAAATAATCTAACATATCATGTGTTAGATATAAATGGCGTAAATAATCTACGAATTATTGATTGTGTATTTGAAGGTCATAAGAACTTATTACCTGGCACTGCAAAAGAAAAAGAGGCAATACAACTAAGTGAAATTATGCGTGGTGGCGTTGGAGGTCCAGGAGAATGGGACGGAACACCGTGTAAAAATGTCATCATAACAGGTTGTACATTTAAACCATCTAATTTAGCTGGTGGCTTTGATGTTGCGATTGGTAACCATGCGAGTATTCACAATATTTGGCAAGAGAATATCAAAATTACCAATAACACATTCCAAGACTGTCAAATAGGTGTTATTCCTTTTAAATGGTCGAACGTTGAAATTGCAGGTAATATCTTTGAAAATAATAATGAATGTGTTCGTATTTCATCTGTAAAAGGTAATAGTAATAGTGCTAAAGATGTTAACCAAATACCGAGCAATCAGTCACAAGCAGGTGATATTTACACGATTAAAGATAATGTGTTCAAGAATTATAAGAAAATAGCAGTTGGTGCACATGGTGCAGAACATAATGGCAGTATTGGTTATGTCGGAAATATTAGAGTTAATGACAATACATTTATTTGTGATAACAATGATCTAGGTCAAAACATTGTGATGAACTTATGTCGCCATATTCATATTGAAGGCAATAACATGTCATACAGTTATCGTGGAATGAACATTGCAGCAAGTCACAACATTTTCATAGATAACAACTATATTGAAAATATGAAAACAGAAGGTATTTTCATCAATGAATCACAACATACAGGTTATGCTATGCAAACAAACCATTTAAATATTACGAACAACACGATTAATAGTACAGGTAGAAATGGTATGTATGTTCAAAATTCTCGTTTCGTTTACCTTATGCATAACAAAGTGTTAAACGCTAACTTAGAAATAAGTGACAATGTAAATCGTGGTGGTCTTTATATTCATGATTGTCGTAATGGACGTATTGAAGGTAATGATTTCTGGGGCGAATCAAATTCATTTGCGATTTATGGTACTGTCCTTACAAACTTTATTGCATTTAATAACGGTGGTAGTGGTACTGTAAGATTATTTGGTGATTCTACGTATGTAGGTTATTACAATGTAAGTTCTGTGAATAACATATTCAAAAAAGAAACTAAAGGGGAGGCATAAATGAATGGTAAATTTTAATGCTGCACCAAACAAAAAAGCAAAACTCGTGTTAGAAACAACAGCATTTAAACAAAGTAGAAGCGACTTAAATGTCGCTTTTTCTACTGCTGATAGAGATACAGCGATATTAGAGTTCACTGTTACGCAAAACAATAAACCATTATTACTTGGAAGTGACAATATTAAATCTAGTATTGTGTTCATTCACTCAAACGGTTTGAAGATGAAAGCACCTTTAGTTATTACAGACGGTTTAAACGGTAAAATTAGTTATCAAATACCAAATGACATATTAGCAACACCTGGTACGGTAACAGGACAAGTTTATGTCGCGAGAAAATCAACGACTGATACACAAGCAGTTGTAGCTGAACGTATTTTTACATTCTCAATTCAAGAGTCATTAGCATGGGAATTTGACGCAGAAACAAAACTTAATTATATCATTGAGTTTGACGAGTTAGAGGCAGAGTTAAAACAACGTGCATATGCAATAGAACAAGCAATGGCTAACGCGGAAGATTATGTATCTAAAATAGAACAAGCAAAAGAACAAGGGTTATCAGATATTGAAATAGCCAAAGGTAATGCTATTGAAGAAATAAATACATTAGCAACTTCAAAGATAACAACTATCAATAATGACGGAACAGATTACCTTAATAACATGGTCCATATTCACGGATTGATGGATGATAAAATTAATCAATTCAACAGTGATGTTGATGCTGGTGGTTATATCAAAAATACTGATACAACGAATTGGCAAAAATTTAAACTAACTGATGATGAAGGACAAAGTGCATTTATCGATACAATCGATTTTATGAACATTGGTAACACGATTGATAAATCAGGTCTTTATTATATAGATAACTCTACGAATGGACCTATTGATGAAACTACAAATGGTTATTTACTTGCCAACTTCAGAAATGTAGATAATGGCATATTGGTGTTCACACCCGTTGACTCATATAAACGTTACAGTATTCAAAAAGTTAATGGTACTTGGGAAGGACTTCATAACCTTACTGAAAATATGGAAACGCAAAACGGGGCGCAATTGAAAGCAGATACTGCTTATGACAACGCTATTAATTACTTTAACACTGTTGCAAACGCTAATTTCAAAAGTTTGTGGAAAGGTAACGTCAGTGAAAAAGGTACAACGATAAACTTACTAGAACCGTATACGAATTATAAAATTATTTACATTGTGTATTACAGCGTAGGTGGTACTAAAAACACTTCAAGATTCACAGAAGGTTTAGGTCGCATTGTCGTACAAGATTTTAACTTATCCGATGCTGACGGTGGTGCAGCTAGATTTTTCGAGGGTGCGTTAGATGTTGTCAATGCCACACAATTCAGCGTTAGACATAACCATACTTATCTTCCAGAAACAAATACAGGGATATCCAATTCTAACTCTATTGAATTTAGAGAGATTGTAGGTGTTAAATAATGAATATTAAAGTAGAGAATGACTTAATACTATCTTACGCAATCATCGGCAACATTGATGACAGTATAGAGATTAGCGACAATATTGTACCTAGCAATTTTATAGATGATTTCAAACCAAAGAAATATAAATACGTGAATGAACAGGTCACGTTAAATGGAAGTTATCAAGAAGAAGAACAGGTTGTTCAACAACCTAATATTGAGATACCAGGTACAGATGAAGAACTACGTAAGATGTTTGCGAGTATGCAAGTTCAGTTAGTTCAAGCGAACATGATGGTCATGCAACTGTCACAGCAAAATGCTAATATATCTCAAGAAATGGTCGTTATTAAACAAAAATTAGAGGAGGTAACGAACGATGAAAATGTTATTCCCGAAGTTTGAAGATATTAAAACGATGTATGGTTGGGGTTGCTATACCAATGAACAAGTTAAATGGTTTGTAGATATGCAAGTTATCGACAAAGAAGAATACGCACTGATCACAGGCGAGAAATATCCTGAATAAATCACAAGGCACTTACTTCGGTAGGTGTCTTTTTATATAAATAAATTATAGAGAGTGGGTGTCGTATGAATGGAAAAGAAGGACTAAAAATAGAAGGTATCATTTCAAGTCTCTGTTTATTTGGCTTTGGTCTTTTGACTGGCGAAAGAGGTATGTTTTGGATAGTAGAAAGCGATACAGTCATAAAAGATTCTGATTTGTACTTATCTTTACACCTAATTATGCCATTAAGTATTTGGGGCATATTCTTTTTCTTAGGTGGCGTTTGTTTAATGTTAGGTAGCGTATTTCTACCGAGTATTAACCATTCAAAAAAAGCTGCGGTATTTATTATGATTGGTGGTTTAATCTCATCTATTTTCTACTTCATCATGTCAACAGTTGGTGTATATAATGCTTTAAATTGGCTATCGTGGGTTCAATATCTAACGTTTTGGGCTATAACAGCTAGTCTTACTTTTATAGGAGGTAGCTACTTATGGCAGAAGAAGTAAATAAATACGTCTTACGTCATGAGTGGGAACGTTCAAGAGGTAAGATACACCAACGAATAAATGAAGTAGATCAAAAACATGATGATAAACATCACAGTTTAGAACTTGCAGTTGTTGCTATGACTGAAATTAATAAGCAGATGGTTGAAGGTAACAAAGATATTAAAACGGAACTTGTTAAGTTAAATGGCACAATGTCTCAACAAAATGATGAAATCAAAGAAATAAAATATCGAACAGAAAAGAACACAGAAGACATTGAAGAAAATAAAGAAGAGTTAAAAGTATACAAAGAAGAAGTTAAGAAAAGGCAAAAGGACAACATCACGCTACTCAAATGGTTTTTTGGGTTATTAATGGGCGGTGGTGGTTTAGTACCATTCATCGGATTGTTCTTTAAATAATAAGGAGGAAGATTAATGAATCATTTCTTAGGTATTAACTGGAAAGTAAGAGCAAGCAATCCACACTTTTGGTTTAAGATATTTTTATCAATTGCGGTTCCGATTGGAACATATTTCGGTGTAACAGGTAAGGACATCACAAGTTGGGGTGTCCTTTTTAATTTGGTTGGTCAAGCAGTATCCAATCCATATGTTATCGCAATGGTAATTGTATCAGTTTATAACTCGATTATAGATGATACCACAAAAGGCATAAAAGATAGTGAACAAGCACAACGATATACAAAACCTAGAAAGTCGACTGAATGATCAGTCGGCTTTTTATTATGACTTGGTTATGACAGTGCAGTTATAGCCAAGAAAAAACTAAAGGAGAGATTTATAATGAAAGATATTTATTCAAATCACATTCAAGGAAGCAAGTTAACAGGTAAAAAAGCAAGTATTGCAGGTATTGTTATTCACAATGATTATGGTTCAATGACACCTAATCAGTATTTACCATGGTTATATACAAGAGAACAAAATGGAACACATGTTAATGGGTGGGCTTCAGTTTATGTAAACAAAGATGAAACACTTTGGTATCACCCAACAGATTATGTAGAATGGCATTGTGGTAATAACTGGGCTAACAGTAATCTGATCGGGTTCGAAGTTTGTCAATCACATCCAGAGGCAGGTTTAACAGATGCCCAGTTCAAATTAAATGAAGAGGCAACATTTAAAGTAGCAGCAGCTGTCATGAAGTCTTATGGCTTACCAGTCAATCGCACAACAGTTAATCTTCATAGACAGTATTTTGGCACATCTTGCCCTCATCGTTCGTGGGATATGCATGTTGGGAAAAATGCACCAGATACATTAGCTAATAGAAATAAGTTAAAAGATTACTTTATTTCTCGTATTAAACATTATTACAACGGTGGCAAAAAAACAACTTGGAAATGGTCTGGTAAAGCAACAGCTAAGAAAGGTGTATCACCAATCGCAGCTAAGAAGAAACCAGGTTTAAACGAACCAGCATTAGCACCAGCAAATAACATCTTAGCTGGTCAATATATTAACTTCTTCTCAGTAACTAAAAAAGATGGTTACTGGTGGGCAGAATTTGAATATCCAACTAATCCTAAAGCTGGACGTTTCTACTGTGCATTGGGGCCTATTACACACAAAGATGAGAAGTTAGAAAAAGAAACCAAATTATGGTTTGACTTGAAGATTACAAGTAAAAAGTAGTATTATATGTTTACCCTATTTAGTTTAACCGCTAGGTAGTTCATACACACAAACCCCACTTCTTATTTGTAGAGTGGGGTTATTTTTTTATTATTTAATGTGTTTTGCAAGATAATTAATCGGGTATTTGTATCTTGTATCTATTATTAATACAAGATTAATTGAAGGGAATAAGTTTTATGAAAGAAATTAACTATCAAGATTTAAGCGATGATTTATTGTATGTTTCTACATTGTTAAATGAAAAATTAAATGGAGACTTCAACAATGATGTAGAAATAGCGATATTAGAAGAATGTATTACTAAATTAAAAAGTACTACCATACAAAGTCCTGATTTTAAAACAGAAGTGTGATTAAGTATGTTAAGATAACTTTAGACATATTAAACACAATATTACGGCGAGCCTACTCATGTAATTGAGTAGGTTATTATTTTGAATTATGTAATATTAATGATATAATTTGTATAGTTTAAACCTATTATCTCCGTTTTAGTTTTAAACTCATATTTAGTAATACCTTTTTGCACCTCACTAATAAGTGGGGTGTTATTGTTTTTAAGACGAAATAATGATATAGTAGCTAGATGAAAGTGTTTAACCCTAAAACACTTACCCTCTACACAATGCCATGATGTAGGGGGTTTTTATTTGCTTTAATATCAATAGTGTAGTATTACTATATATAAGCACTTATATAGTGCTTAATTTTCATATTAAAATCTCCATTACTTACCCTATCACTTTGTGTGATGGGGTTATTTTTTTTATGTAAAAATTAAAAATAAATCTTTAATTTTAGTTGATGTTCGTGAACGTTTGTGTTATTATTAATATATAAGGGGGTGGCAAACAGTGAGTAAAACAAAAAAGCTCAAATGTGTAAGAATCACAATCAAGATAAACTTCTACTTTATCAAGATTGACTTCACATTCGAGCAATAACTTAACAGGAGAGCTTGCTCTCCTTCTCATTACTTATAATACAATAATACTCACTGTAAAACAATGAAAATGCAAATCAATGTACGCAAGACAACCAAAGAAGAAAAGAAAGAATTTTTAATCGGTGCAGGTATCTTACTTATAGCAATATTAATTATTAAGTGGGTGATTTGATGAATGAAATAGATAAGGTATATGCCACGATCAGACTATTATTAGCATCAGATATTACTGCTTATCAAATTGAAAAGGGAACAGGATTAAGTAGATCAAAGATTGGTAGACTTAAAAATGGCGAAAATTCTATAGACAATTTAAGCCTATCAAGTGCAAAGTTATTATTTGAATACGCAAAAACCCACCTAAATGAATAGGTGGGTATTTTTATGTTTATTGTTTACTAGATGAAACCAAAACTTTTGGCAATTGTAACACATACACCAACAATCGCAATCATCCATCCTATAATTGTATTTCTATCTTGTTTTGATTCTTTTTTTAGTTCTTTATTATTTTCTGATAACATAACTTTTATGTCCGAACTTGAGGGCAATGAATCTACTTTTTTATCAAGCGCTTCAAATTTACCATCAATTCTTTTTTCAAATTGTTCGAAAGCATCTTTAGTAATATATTCACTCATTGTACCCACCTCTTTCTTATTAAAATTCTCTTCTTTTAAAACTTCTCTAATTGCTTTCTTTAAAACAATTATATCATGTTTATTAAATGATGAGTTAGTCGGTATACTAGTTCCTTCAATTTCTTTAAACCTATGCTTTATAACTTT